CCCGTAAAGCCCAACTCGATAGCCTCCTCAACGATTTTGAAACGCTGTAGACCGTTGTTGACTTTAATATCTGCGGCAATACCTTGTGCATGAGTTCCTGATTTAGTTTTCTTAGCTTCGATTGGATGTTCTGGGGCACGATACCCCGATGTAATTACAAATGGAAACCCACAGGCTTCTCTAAGTTCATCTAATCTTTCAATGAACTCGTCCTTTATTTCGTTCTTCCCTGTGTACTGACAAGCAAACTCTTGTCTATTGAAGTACTTAGCCATCTATGGTTTCCCCTTCTAAGATGTCGTCTTCTTCGTTATTAGATACTACCGTGGTTTCTCCACCAACTCCAGTAATATTGATTTGTATTGCTGACTTCCCTGCGCCTTTGACAACATCCTTCTCAAAAGCCCCTACAGGGACAATCCTATCCACTATAAGTTTCCATGCGGCTGACTGATGCTTGTGGTCATCGTTAAGTGCCGCGTCAAATATTGACTCCAACACCTTCCTTGACTTAGGTGAGGTCAACATTCTACTTTTATATTCGTTAATTATAGCGGCATCGCCTTTAGGACGACCCCGTGACAACCCTGTCGCCCCTTTCTTTCTTGACACCACATCTGATTTAGGTGGTCGCCCCCTCCTTTTCGGAGGATTCTTTTCGTTGTCCAATGGACTCTCCTTAAGTTATCTTAAGTATCCTTAGGACGCTTTAGTATTTAACATTAATGATTAATCTTTAAAGTAAATAACTAAACACTACTTAAGTATACTTAAGGCTCTAAACAATGTCTTTATTATATCCATATTATAGCATACTTTTAACCTAAAGTCAAGCATTATTTAGACCCGCCAGTCAACTTTTTAGTTCCCCAACGTGACCCTTTTTTATATATTAGTCATCCTTAATCCCCGCCTAAGAAAACTTAAGTAAAACAACAACTTAGAGGTATAAACATTAGGCATATCCTTTTTCTATTTTATGCTTTTTTTGTATACGGGAGGATACCACACGGATACGCGAGCACCCACACGCCCCCCCGCCCCCTTGCGCGTCACACGTACACACATGGGCGCGTACCTGCGTATGCCCACAGGCGCGTGTGTGTATGCCTGCGGATACCTATGGGCGCACCTACGCACGCACACATACGCACACACGGACGCACACACGCACGCGACACGCACACATACGCGCACAGCCACACACGGGCGCACGCGAGGAAATCAAGATTTGCAAGAAATTAATTTTAGGCTGTAGCCCAGTAACCAAGCGGTAGTGACCCGATTGGAATTATTGGTCACTCGTTTTGGTGGAACATTGGTGAGGCATTTGGCAAAGTGTGAGCCATTGGTTGAACAGACAGACCAGACGAACGCCAACCCTCTTGAGGCTCTTGAGTTAGTAACTGGATTAGACGGCAACAGTCGGTAAACAGTGCAGGAGTTCAGCCAAACTTAAACAACGAACAAGCCCAACGGAGGGCAGACGTTATGAGAAAACAAGACTTATACAACCAGTTTAAACAGGAACAATACAAAACAGATATTGAGGCTCTAAGAT